CTCTCAAAATTACTAATAATACCGTTATGAGACACTATCCAGTCACCATAAGTGAACGGATGGTTGTTAATTGCTTCAAACGATTTCGTTTCAACGGTCGGGCCTCGAGAATGATACAGATAATAACGACTGTGAGTGTCTATACCCGGCGGGTTAAAACAATCCACAGGCTCGTTAAAGATACCTTCAGTCTTTTGAACTCGGTACTGGTTGTTAGAGTCTAATATTAACGCGCCTGAGCTGTAATAACCTCTTGCAAGATTATCTTTATACAGATTAAAAGCTATATCTTTATGCCTTGATCCTGCTATACCGCACATATTATGTTAAATAGGTTAAAGGTTTACAATCGTATTGTTCCCAAGGTATATTACGGGAATATTTAATAGGGTCAATAGCTTTGTTGTCAATAAAACCTTTAATACGTGCGGCACACGATACACATTCACCACAAGCAGGGTCAGTACCTTCATAACAGGTATGTGTCTGTCTAAAATCTACTTGCAAGTCAATACCGGTTTTAATAACTTCTTCTTTAGAATGATTTATAAACGGTGCATTAACCTTGATAGTATTTTTGCGGTTAAGACCGTAAATATCGTTAACTTTATTTAGAAACATTGTCGTGCAATCCCAATAGCCCCCGTGATCGTCGACTTCTACTGCTCCGTAAAACAGGTCTTGAGCTCCAATAGATTCAGCCCAACCAGCTGCACTTGTTAATAACAACAAATTTCTAAACGGAACATAACTTAAAGGTTGAGCATTACCAATATCATCTTTAGCTTTAGGTATCTTTAAGTCTTTATTTGTCAAAGCAGACATAGTAGAGATATCTCTAAAGAAATCCATATCAATAACTTTATGTTCTTTAACGTTACAGGCTTTAGCTTGAAACCTAGCACAATCGATTTCTCTAGCAATCCGCTGCCCGTAATTAAACGTTACAGCATAAACTTCATCATAACTAAGAGTCTTAGTTACATAGTGTAATAACACGGTACTATCCATACCGCCTGATAATATGACTAGTGCTTTTGACATATAGTTATAATAGTGTAGATTTATAGAAATTCAATAGAAAAGTAGTAAATAATGTATATGAAGAATTTGTTCCAAGATGCATTTAATGAATCCCTAGATAAAGAAGGTGCTGGCATTATGCACTTTAAAGATCAAAAAGCTAAAGAGGCTGGTAAAAAAACATTTAAATTAGGTGGTAAAGAATTTCCTGTAAAAGAAGAAAAGCATATGACTGCTGCTCAAAAGAAAGAGCGTAATAAAATTTATAAAGGTTTACCTAAGAAAGATATTGAAAAACGTTATGGTAAAGATATTCGTGGTAACATCGCAACAGCAAAAGCTTTAGCGGAAAATTATTACGGTGCAAGCTTAGGTATGGAAGCTAAACCAGCACCAACACCTGAACCAGATGGAGATGCAGCCTGGAAAAAAACTTTAGATAAAGATACAGATCATAATAAGTTTGATTCAGAAGCCAATCCAGCTCTAAAGCTAGATACTGAAGGAGTTGAAAAAGCTCGTGAGTGGATTAAAAAACTTGATGATATGGCAACATTCATTAACGGTACTGAAGATAGTAGTTTAAATGCTCAAATTAATGCATTAGAAATGCGTAACTCTATTCCTTTTAAAGGTATTGTCCGTCGTGAAGAAAAACGTATTACTAAATTAGCTGAAAATTTACGCGGCTTAGCAGAGCTATTTAAGACCGTTGTTACAAGTTCTGGTAAGAAGATTCACGACGCTACCAGCAAGATTAGTTCTCGTTAATTGCTCTAAACGTCTTGGTTGTGTTACTGCTATTAATTTTGTTTGCATTTAATTTTTGAAAATTCTATTAATCCTCTCATACCTTTATGACAGTTAGGTAAAATAAATTCAACCGGCACACTACTAATGTTAGTGGCAATGCACATTTCATTAAGATCTTTATACGGTACTGAAGGCCACATAAACACCACTTCACCTTTCTCTAAGAGCTCTTTAGTTACTTTATAAGCAGTTTTATCTACCCATTGATTATCTAATACATAAACTAAATTATGCATAGGATAAGCTTTTTGTAGTATTTCAAGTTGCTCTTCAGTAGGGTGTATACCAGCTAGTGCAACACTATTGCGTAAAAACATAGCATCAATAGGTCCCTCCTGTAAGAATATATAGTCTATATCAGGAGATACTTTATCTAAGTTAAACACCCCCTTTTCACTATTAACTTTAGATAGATATTTTGCTTTGTTTTCGTCTTCTTTGTATAAAGCTCTTGATTGATAGGTTACAATTTTACCTTCTGTATTATAGAATGGAAATACCACTCTATTCTTATGAATCATATCGGTTAAGCTAATCCAAAGTGACTTAGGTCTATTAATAGCGGTACTTAAGCGTCTTTTATTGATAAACTCAAGAGCATCCTTAACCACTTGGTTTTCTTTATAAAATGATACCTGATTACTGTCAAATAAATTAATACTATCGTACGGTAAAGGATTAGGGTTTGCCTTTTTATAAAAATCCGACTTTTTTATTAGGTCTTCTACGGTATCAGCGTGACTACCGGCTTCAGCCAATATTTCACTAACCGACATATGAGTTTGTTCTTTTACAAACTCTAATCCGTTTTTACTTTCTCCGCAATTGTGGCAAAACAAATGATCGTCCTCTGGGATATAGAAGAACCTACGCTTTTTACCCGCGCTTTTACCTTCGTGACAATAAGGACATTCTGCATTATATGTATTTGCAGTTTTCTTGTATACAGGTCTCTTCGTATATTGGAAGAATGTTTGTATTACAAAATTTTGCGGTATAAGCATAAAGTAAATATAGTATATGGGGTACCCTAAAAATAGCAAGTTTATTCAAGGAATTTATAACCCTATTAATAAAAATAAATATATGGGTTCATCGAATCCTGTTTATAGGTCTGCATTAGAAAGAGATTTCTTTTTATTTTTCGATCAAAATGTTAATGTTACTGCTTGGGCTAGTGAAGGTATAGTTGTACCTTATTATAGTGAAATTGATAATAAAGTACACAACTATTATGTAGACTTAATAGCAGCAATCAAGGATGAAAAAGGTAATGTACAAAAATATTTAATTGAACTTAAGCCTCACGCTCAAACTCAACCACCAATACAATCTACCAAGAAAAAGTCTAGCACTGTATTATACGAACAGTTAATGTGGCATAAGAATCAAGCCAAATGGAAAGCCGCGAGTGATTACGCGGCTAAAAAAGGTATGAAATTTGTAATTCTTACCGAAAAATATTTAACTCAATCTTCCTGATCTACACTTCCACCCGTACGGCTTACATAATCTTTAATGTCAGGGTCTAGATTAGGTTCAAGTTCTAAATCATCTGTATCTTCAATATCTTTTACCGGTTTAGATGGTTTAATTTTACCTTTACCTTTAAGCTTACGAAGTTTTAAAATTTGAGCTTTAATGCGAGCCATTTTATCATCAATATCAGCTTTTAATTCATTTTCATTAGGCTCATTAACATCTGCTGGTGCACTCGGTTCTTCAACTTCATTCTTAGCATCATCATAAACAGATGCAACTAATTCTGGATCAAGATCAAGCGCTGCTGCAACATCTTCTGAGGTAGCAGAAGAATTATACTTTAGAAAATCTGCAACCTGTTCTTTTGCTCTTAATGCTTCTGCAGAGCGCTTAAAACCGATTTTAGGTTCTGGTGCTGATGTCGGTGTAGCTACAGAAGGAGTACTACCTAGCTTACCTGCTCTTAATTCTTTATAAGCATACGCTTTTGCTGTTTTAGGGGACAAACCCTTCTTTTCTAATTCAGCGGCTCTAGCTAAAATAGCAAGATTTTTCTCTCTCGCCATTTCTGAATTAAGCGTAGATTCAGCAATATAATTAATAGCATCATCAAATTTCATAGGATATAATACTTACTATAATTTAAACTGTTTTTTATCCGTTATACCTAATTGATCTGCAAGCATTTGTTGTTCAAATATATCTTTTTTAATTAAAGAGTCTTCTTCGCCGTAAAATTCACATTTTTCATTAATATAGAGTGTAGTCATAGCTACTCTCTCTAAAGGATTACCGTACAAAGGTATAATAGGCGGGGTATCATCATTATCAAAAAAGCGGGATTTACCGCTTTCCCAGGCTTTATATATACCATCAAATAAGAGTGCAATTTCTCCACGGTATATTGGATCAATATCTCTATTTTCTTTCATTTGAAGCAGTACATCGTTTTCTTTAGTTAAAGGTATATAAAAAATTACTGAATAAAACTTAACAGCTTCTCTTACCTGTATTACGCTCTTATCAAGAAACTCTTCATCAATACCACCTAAACCCTTGTCATACAACCATAACGAATACACTAAATTATCAATAGGTGTACGGTCGAAGATCATTTTCTTGTTATCATAACCTGCCATAACTTCATCTACAAGGTAGTTAAGAATGGCTTGTTGAGATTCTTTGTTACCGTCTTTATTAATAGAGAGTTTTTGTTCTTTAATAATATCACGGTATGTTTTTTCCGGCTTGTTTAACTGTGGCCATTGAAGCATCATATCTTCAATTAATGTAGTTTTACCCACACACTGAGTACCGATAACACCTATTTTATTAAGCTTGAGGTTGTTCATTTATTAGAATTTACGTATTATAGTGATATTAGCAACCTCATTCATCATCTTCAGGTGGTTGACCGGTTTCCACATCTACCCAATCAAGAACGCAATTGTCAGGTGGGTTGTAACCTATAGCTTTAACAAAAGCGTTAAACTGCTCTGTTAATTCCTGTAAGTCGGCTTGACCGTCAAATATAATTTCAATTTTACGAGGCACACCGACATTAATATCGTCATTAGTATGTTCTAATGTATATGTGAATTTAATTTCTTGTTTCATATATTATACCATTTCTTCAATAATACCAAGTATTTCTGCTACGATTAGTAATATACCGGTAACCCAGAAAGCACCAAAGCAAAGACAAGTACCCGCAATAATGCGGGTAATGCTTTTAATGATGCTAATGTTTTTATGTTTTTTAGGATCAGGAATATCGCTCATATATTAAACCGATAAAGCTTTATCCCATAGTTGTAAATGTAATCTATTAGAAAATTTAAAACCGTACTTCTTACAGAGTTCAGCAACTGTAGGTCCAACCTCTATTAATTCTTTACGGCTACCACACATTGGCATAATCCATACTTGATCTGAACGTAAACCGATATCTGGATTATTGAGATAATTTTCTAAAACCTCGGTTAAATCTGATTCTTGTTTAGCTACAAACTTAAAGCAGGCATCGTGCACAACTAAATAGCGTAATACCTCTGGTTTGAAGCGTTTTTCAACAGGATCTCCGTTACTAGATAACTTAGGAGAAGTAGTATATGTTACGTGTACACCAAGACGAGACCACTCTTCATCTGGCATAATAGTACCATTAGTTTCAAAGTCAATATGCAATTTAGGTTTACCTATATCATCAGTAGTAAGGGTTTTACTGTAATCAATAAAACCCCAACGATCTCTAATGAATTTAATAAAATTAAGTAGTTTTTTTTGCTGTAAAAAAGGCTCCCCGCCGCTTATTTTAAAAAGTGCACCGTTTTTAAGTAACTCGTGATGCTCTCTTTCTTCCATATATTTTGCAATTTCAGTAAAAGTCATTTTGTTCTTTATACTCCAACTAACGTAACTATCACAACCAAACGGAGAATCAACAGACTTGAATCCTTGACACGTTAAATTGCAACTTGCTAGACGTATAAATACTGTAGGGTAACCAATATAGCGGCCCTCACCTTCTAGCGTATTAAAGCAAAAATCATTAGAAATATACATATATTCTTTATCTGGATCTACGGTATTCATATACTGGTATAATAATATAAAAAAAATACAAATCAACTATTAATTTAACCGGTTTTGTATCGCAAACTCGGCTCTCAGCACCCTTTTAATAAAGGAGATATACTTAAATTTGAATATATTTAATATTAATTAAACTTCGTATATAGCTGAATTATCTGGGTGTTCCCAAACTTCTACTTTAGAACACCAGCACCGCCCGTTGGTTAAATCATCCACAAACTCATTTGCTTCATTAAGACAATATTCAGCAAATCGTTCAATACCAACCCCGTCTTTCATAACACGTAAATCAATAAGACCTTTTATATTGAGACTATAGAACGTATCTAATTCAGGGTCTTTTTCCCAAACTACTGTAGTATGATCAAATTGTTCCTCTAAGGCAGTCTTGAGCTTTTTGAGGGCGCCAAAATCTACTACCCAGTTATTTTCATCAAGCGTGTTGCAGCTAAACCAAAATTTAGCTTGTAAACGATAGCCGTGTATATAATGACAATGACTTTCCGCATAAGGCTGGCGAAATGCGCAGGAGCCTAATGGAATTACTTTAGTAGATATAAATTTACCCATACCTTATAGTATAGGTTAACTTATTAAATTCAACTTAAATTAAATCTTTTGTGTGTTTTTCTATCCATTCCTCCAGTACTCTTGGTTTAATATCTGGTGGGGTGGATATAACAGCATTACTATCTTCTTCAGCATCGAACATATATCTCTGTATGTGTCTTTTTTCTTCTATAGTTTCTAAGTTTATAAACAATGCCGCTCTCTTATCTTTTATAACAGTGTTGCCAGCAAGTGCAATATCAACACAGTCAAACCTTACAAATTCGTTAGGGGTGTAGCCAGCTAACTTGTTAATAAACTCTTTTCTATTAGCTTGAGTGGCAAAATATAAAAAAATAGGTAAATCCTCGCTGCTATATTTTTTATTTCTGTATTTAAGTACCACACATTTATTTACATCATTAGTAAATAATGATATGGCTGTTAATAAAAAAATTGTAAGTAAAAATGAAGCCGTGGATTTACCCCCGCCACCCCCAATTAATTTTTCTATGTCATCGGATACTGATCGTCCGGCTATGGTACAGAATGTTAGCTCATTTGCAGATTACTACAATCAAGGTCAGCTTGATATTACTCCGGATTTTGTCAACTATATAAAGGGCGTAGAAAACGGTGTTAAATCAGGATTAAAAGACGGTAAATGGTTTGCACAACCAAGCGCTGAGGGTGGTACTAAAACTATTGCGTATGGTCATAAGCTAGTGCCAGGAGAAAACTACCCTCAAGGTATTACTGATGCACAGGCATTAGAAATGTTAAAAAATGATATTAATGTAGCTGCTAATAAAGCTAAAAAACTTGTTGATAGTAAACACGGCTCCGGTACCTGGGATAGTTTAGACAATACAAGAAAAGAAATGTTAACAGACTTTGCATTTAACAGCGCGTTACCTCATTTTCCAAAATTTATGGCTGGAGTAGTAGCTAACGATACAAATGTTGTGAACACTCAGTACAAACGCTACTATGCAAAAGGTAAAGAACTAGTAGATAGAAACCGGCAGTTTGCAGCTAGATACTTAAAACATTAAATCTTACCGGATAGGTTCTTAATAATATCGATAATAGTATCTTTATTCTTAAGATTAACACCAGAGGACAAAATCTTAATATCATCGGGCCCTAGAATGTTTGGATCAGCTTGTACCCGGCAAATAGCATCTGCACACATAGTGACTAAAGTAGTTTCCCAGGTCTGAATTTCATTAGGATTACGATCTGCACCTGTATCAGCAGGTGTTTGAGCAGCAACCGGGCCACCGTCTTGTGGTAAACCAGTAGGTGCAGCAGGGCCAGGGCCTGGACCACCAAGACCTACATCAGGTATTGGAGGAGCTTCTAATAAAGTACGAAATATACCTTCTGCAATTTTATCAAATTTTTTCATTATGTTGTGGTTGTGCTGGTTGACTGTAAAACACTTTGTATATAATTATTAATCTTTGTTTGATCGCCAGCTTTATGAGCAGCCTGGAATTCAGGGTCTTGTAACATTACAGCTAGTGCTTGCTGCTTTAAATTTGTATTTGCTTTTTTTGCTGTAGTAGCTGCATTGCTTACGTTGGTACCTAATGTGCTAGGGTTTTCAGTAGAAGGGTCAGTATCAGTATTCATACCAAATCCACCATCTTCTTTTATTGCGTTCTCTAATACTTTTAGGAATTTACTCTTAATCATACCATTATTTACGACTTTTTTGTATATTTGCACTTGATTTTTATTGGCAATAAAGTAATATAAAGTGTCGTCGGGTTAAGGAGTATACCATATACAGCATAAGCCGTATATTAAAGTAAATAGGGACTCAGGAGCTAAAGCTCCTTCGTCTCCGGTCTTGTCAGACCTTTTATTAGGCTCGCTAGCGCTCGCCTTAATATTATATAATATATAGGAGAGAAATCCGTTCACGGTTTGAATGCAGTTAGCAAGCTTTCTAACCCGTTTTTAGTGCAAAACCGTTTAATTTTGTTAAAACTGTACTTGCTGTAATCAATGGAATATCTAAACTCTTTGAGTAACGTTGTTATTTCCGTGTATTCTGCAGTATTCTTATCAATTAATGTAGTTCTATAAGGCTTGTTAGTAATATAAAGTAATATTGGGAAACATTTTTTAATTTCTTTTAACAAAATTAATATATCCATATTACACTCTTCTTTATTAATCCAAAATATAGTATTCTTTTTATGTTCTAGTTCAGCATACTCTTTTAAAAGGGTAGATAAAGTAAAATAGTGTACGAGTTTAAGATAGTCCTTTCTTGGTAAACTATCATATGTTTGAATATTGTATTTTAACAACTCAGACTTAAACAGCTGTAAAGCTACTGATTCTATTTCTTTAAAATCAGCTAGATACAGATTGTATTTGAGCGGTAATAACTGCATTATTAGTAATTGTACTGTTTTTATTTTCTAATGCAAGCTTTTTTAACAAGGCATCTGGTGCTCTTCCAATTCGACAATTTATAATACCGTTATAATAGCCTTCTTTAAGCAGTACATTGTGATCAAATTGTATTTTAGCTTCATAATAAGCTAATTCAAACTTACTATCACAGAACCTTAATATTTCAAACTTAAATTTGTCTTTGCCGAGTGTTTCTATATCTTTGTTAACATCGTTAGAAGAAGATGTGTAAGTCTTCCAATCTGTTTCTATGTCAAAGTGTCTTTTGTTTTTTCTTCCTTTGAGTGGTTTGAGTTTTTTAACGCTTTTAATTTGTTTCTTTCCGAAATATATCCTGCCATCGATGGTGTTAGTAATGCGGTAAATAAAACCGTAAGGTAAATTAGTAGCATTATAATTCTCATTAGTAACCCAGTGACCTAAATCCATATTGCCTACTTACTACATACCTGGAAAGGTTCTACGGATTAAAGGTACTGCTTCACCATTCATTTTTTTCTTTGCAGCTTTCCAACCTTTTTTACCTTTAGTACGCTTTGCACCTAAAACCTTTGGTATTCTTGCATCTCCTGGAGCATAAAAGTCGCCTGACTGTAAGGATGTAGCTGTACCGCCAACACCTGCAGCACTAGTAGTTCCTGGTACAGCGCCAATGTTTTCCAAAAGTTTAGTATATAAATTATTAAAGTTTTTCACGTAGATTTATTAAAAATATAATATATACTTAGTAAAAAAATATGGATAATCTTTCTATAGATGTTGAAGATATTTTAGTCAAGTTTCAGACCAGACTTGAACAAGATCTGAAAATGAACGAGCTTGATATAAAAGAAAAGGCTATGTTAGCACCTACCATTAAACACAAATGGGTGACTGAAACAACGAAATATAAAGTAGCACTTATTAAGTTAGAATCTGCTAAAAAACAAAAACTTAAATCTAAAACTGTTAACTCTCCTGTTGCTCTGTCTAAAGCAGCTAGAGACGAAATACTGTATAATGATCCTGATATTGGCAGTATAAATGAAAGTATTGAAAAGGTAAAGCTTATTTTAGAGTATCTAGAAAAAGCTGAGAAATTAACCAGCTCGTTATCATACGACTATAAAAACGTAATAGATTTACAAAAGCTTGAAACAACCTAATGGTAGTTGAGTTCCAGTATGACCCAAAGCGTAAGGAAGTAAGAATCGTATCAGATTTTCTTCCTAGTATTAAAGAGCACTTTAGTGTTAAGAGCCCGGCTGCTCGTTTTAATCGTTTCCAACGGTTTATGCCTCAGCGTATCTATGCAATTACTCCAGCCGGGTACTGCGGGGTTGGGTTAGTGCCAGGTATTATTGAATTTTTAAATAATCAAAATATACCTTTTGAAATTAAGGTTAATCAAGAGTATAATGATATAATACAAAAAACACATATACTTGAACCAGATAGATTCAAGACATTAAGTAGTGAATTTAAGCTTAGAGATTATCAAGAAACAGCTGTTAGCAAAGCATTAGACAACGGCTATGGGGTAGTAGAACTAGCAACAGGTGGTGGTAAGACGTTAATTATTGCTAATTTGGTTTATGCTGCTTTACACCAGGTAGAACCTACTGAAAAGATACTAATAGTAGTGCCAGATTTAGGTTTAGTGTCTCAAACGTTTAAAGATTTTACTTCTTACAACTTTCCTATGGAAATAGTGAGTAGATGGACGGGTAATACTGAACTAGATCCTAATGCACGAGTTATCATTGCTAATATGGGCATATTACAAAGTAA